CGATGGAAGGACTGCAGAACATTTTTCAGGTCTCCAAGGGATAGGGGTTAGAGGAAATTCAATCTTAATGCCCAAACATTTCTTTAGGACTCTTCAAGCCGGAGAGATAATTTATATCACTCGCAACGAATTACAATTTCAAATCCCTTACTATCCATCTGATTTATATAAGTTTAAGAGTTTTAAAATTAATGGAAAAGAAGTAGGTGGAGATAAAGTTATATGGTTCGCAGGAGGACATACTTCAAGAATGAATTCATTTAAAGATATTACAAATAACTTTATTAAAGAACACGAGTTAAAACACATTGTAGCCTCAAAGGCTGTTTTATACACGCGAAGAAACGGTTGTATGACTAATGTACAGATCGACAAACTTAACATGATTGAAAATTTATCCTATGCTGAATCAGTCTCGAGTTTTGACCCAACTATTGCGATTTGTAAGGGAATAGAATACGCAGTGACTACCATGCCCGGAGACTGCGGAGCCCCGTTAATAATTCAAAATAAGGAAGTTTCTGGCAAGATAGCAGGATTTCATATTCTGGGAGAGAATGGAGACAACAAAGGTATAACTGAGATAGTCACTTTTGAACAACTACAGCAGTTCAAAGCACTATTTAATGAACAGTGTTGTAGTTTTGAGTTGCCCGATATGATACCAGATCCTTTTCAAGATAAATGTCGAAATTATCCTCTTGGAGATGTAGTCTATCTTGGTAAAGCCAAGAGAGAAGATACTATCTTTCAATCAGGTAAAACAGACATTGAACCGTCTGTTGTACATGGTATGGCGTACCCTGTATTAACGGCTCCAGCGGTTCTTACCCCTAATGACCCACGTAATGAGTCTGGAATTCCCCCATTAATTAGGAATTTAGAAGAGAATGTCACATTCCTACCATTATGGAACCATCAAGATTTAGAATTAATAAACCAACATGATAGAGCTGAGGAAGCTTTTCTTAAGGGTGATTACCAGCCTAGAATATTATCTGAATACGAGTCGATAAATGGTGCCCCTGACATGCCTCATTTAGGTAGGATGAATATGTCATCTTCTCCTGGATTTCCTTATATGAAATATAAGAAAGCAGGAGATGGAGCTGGTAAAGCGTATTTGTTTTCTTTAGACGAGGAGGACAACTACGTAGTGAGTGACCCACTGTTAAGATCTCGTCTTGACAAAAGATTAGGTTTAGCAGAACAAGGTATTTCCATGCAGTCAGAATGGACTTACAAACTCAAAGATGAGCGCCGCACTCATAAGAAAATAAAAGCAGGCAAAACAAGAACATTTTGTATGGGACCAGTTGACCATTCAATCTTATTTGGACAATATTTTGGTGACTACTTAAATTTTTTAAGAGAACATCACATAGCCTTGGCGAATGGCGTAGGAATAGCACCAACTGGACCCCAATGGGGTGAATTATTTCGCCACCTAACAATACACAAAAATAGTGGACTTGACGAAGAACAGTTAAGAAATCTAGCTGAAGAGTTCAACATTCCTGAAAGTGAAATGGAACGATTGAGAAAGATAGTCCACATTACAGCCGCACTCGATTTCGTACAGTACGATAAACACGCGATGGCAGAGTTTTTAAAATCATGCACAGAAGATGCAAATGCATATTATAACGACTCAGAGATGAACAAGCTGATTAGGAGAGTCCTAATGGAAGAAGTGATTTTCACGCGCGTTAGAATGCTTGATGTTTTATTCATGACATTCTTTGGTTTACTATCTGGATTTCGCGCAACTACAGACTTTAACTCGAAAATTAATAAGAAGTATTCGAAAAATGCGTGGAGAGCGATAATGAAAACGAGATGCCCAAAATTCATGGCACTGCATTTTTACGATGCTTTCGTGAGAGCAAATTACACCGGAGATGACTTGGTTAAGGTTATAGCTTCGATTGTTGCATGCTTCTTCAACAATTTGACGATTCAGAAGGAGATGGAAGCTTATGGACACGAGATAACATCGTTTAGCAAAGAAGCGGAGATCCACGCTTGGGATGATATCTATGATATCACTTACCTTAAGCGTCAGTTTATTCCCCATGAAGACTCGAAGTTCATCATTAAGGCGCCCCTAGCTTGGGAAACGATTACTGAGGTGCCTCAATGGATTAGGCATTGTCCTAAACCGGTAGAGGCATGTGTTTCTAATATCATGGATTCACTCTTGGAAGGACACCAACACGGAAGAGAAAAGTTTACAGAGTTACTTGATAACTACAATTCTGCTCTCAAATGTGCTGGACAGAAAACCATCACTGTTTCTTATGATGATTACGAACAGAACTTCTTATCCCTATTTCATCACTAACCCCTTGTCTTCAATTTTCACAATTCGGAACATTGGCAATGTAAAATTCACATCCCGAATAAGGTGAGTTCGCATCTACTTACTTTATTCACAACCCTTAAT